GAAATCAAACAAGAAATCGAAAATCAAGAAAACAAAATCAAAGAAATGAAAGAGAGAGAAAAGTATTACTCTACTATGATCATTCCAGATTTGATGGGTCAGCTTAATTTAAAAACTTTAAAATTAAAAGATGGCTCTGAAATAAATATTAAAGATGTTTTTGGTGTCTCAATAATTGCTGCTAAAAAGCAAGAGGCACATGACTGGCTTCGAACAAACGGACTAGGCTCAATTGTAAAAAATGAAATTACAGTTAAGTTTGGTCTGAACGAAGATAACAAGGCGGAGCAATATGCTACCCTTGCAAGAGGACAAGGTTATGAACCTGATCGAAAGATTGCAGTTCATTCTGGTACTCTTAGAACAACTCTGCGCGATTATCACGAACGTGGTGGTAAAATACCTGCAGAGTTGTTCAACACGTTTGAAGGAAATCAAACGGAAATAAAAACCAAATAAACTACTAAACCATCAAACCAATAGGAGGATATATGAGTAAAGAAGTAGTAAAAAAGAATAGTGCAGGGTCACTTGCAACTATTAATCTAAGACAGGACTCAGGTAAAGGTTCTGAAGAAATTAAGTCGGATGATGTATCAACACCGATCTTAAAAATTCTTCATCAACTTTCACCAGAGTGTAATGAGAGAGATGCAAAACATGTAGCAGGTGCAAAACCTGGCATGATATATGCATCTGGTTTCGGTCAACTGATCGATGGCAATGAGGGATTAGACGTTGTAATTGCACACTCTCAAACAAGGTATCCTGAATGGCAAGAGAGAGGCGATAGTGCTTCTGCTCCAGTAGGAACTCACTTAGAGATTCCAGCTGATGCTGTTGAGGAGAGAAATGGTAGATACAGATTACCTAATGGTAATTATGTAGAGAAGACTGCATACTTTTATGCACTAGCAATGGTGAATAAAGAGTTGAAACCTGCGGTCATACCTATGAGATCTTCTAATCTTACACCAGCTAGAGAACTAAACAATCTGATTAAGAACCTTAGGTTCTCAGATGCAGATGGTTCTTTCAACCCTGCAGCTTTTTCTGCGGTCTACAATTTAAAGACCTTTGGTAAAACAGCAGGTAGTAAAAGTTGGCATGTCTATAAGCCTTCAAGAGTTAGAAATCTTGATATTGCAGATAAGAATGATGCTGAGATATATGAAATTGCACAGCAACTTCAGAAAACTGTATCGAAAGGAGCAGCTAAACCTCAGTACGATAAGACACAAGCAAAGGCTGACATTGTATAACCGAGTACTTTGATGAGTACACTTGGCTAGTGAGAGGGCGGTGAGGCGAGAGTTTAGCCGCCCTTATTTTTATGAATGAATTTTTAGAAGAGTTTAGTAAATATTTTGGTGGATTAGAAAGAGACTATGGATTCTGTAATGTTGAGAATGGTTACATTGATCCCGAGTCTGGTAAATTAAAATTTGATCCCGGTGACTATGGCTGGTCCAAACGAAATATAACAACACAAGATTATCAAGATCATCTTGATGGTAAAAGATCTATAGGTATTCAACCCTGTGATGACAACGCAAAAGCAAGCTTTGGTGCAATAGATGTAGATCCAAAGAATTATAAAGATTTTAAATTAAAAAAATATTTAGATATAATAGAAGAAAAAAATTTACCCGTAGTTCCGATTGAGTCCAAGAGTGGTGGGCTACACATATATGTGTTTACAGAAGGAAAAGTGCCAGCTACTTTAATAAGAGAATTCTTATCTAATTTATTATTTTTATTTAAACTACCGCACAACACAGAAATATATCCTAAACAAACTAAACTAGGAGTAAACCAGAACAATGAAAAAACATCGGGTAGTTTTATAAATTTACCTTATTACAAAGGCACAGAACGTAAAGCTATTTTACCTGGCGGTAGTAGAATGGACTTTGAAAAATTTATAGAGGTAGTAAATTTAAATCTACAAACAGAAAAGTCTCTTAAAGAGATAGGTAATAAAAGAATTACAGAAGTTATAACTGGTGGACCAGAAGAGTTTCATGATGGCCCACCTTGTTTACAGATGATATGCAAAGAGATTCAAGCATCAGGCACCAAATTAAAAGACGAAAGAGATAGGTTTTTATATAACTACATGGTGTTTGCTAAGAAAAAATTTCCAGATGATTGGGATAAAAAAGTTTTAGAAGCTGCTAGAAATTATATCGTGTATGATACTGTATGGGGTGATGGTAAAGTAAATGAAAAAATTAAATATTGGAAGAATGAAACCAAAGGTTTTAAATGTAGTGATCTTCCTATCTCTTCTTATTGTGCAAAAGGAACTTGCTTAAAAAGAAAATTTGGTATTGGTAGCCACAGAAGCACAACATGGCCTCAAGTATCTGGATTAATTAAAATGGATTATAAACCAGATCCAGAGTTTTTTATAAACATAGATTTAGCTGATGGTAAAGTCGTGCAAATTCACGCAAAACATATTAAAAAGATAGCAGAGATGAAAGAGATGCGTGCGTTGATAGCAGAGCAGACTCCAATATTTCCACCAATATTAAAACAAAATGAATATCAAGTTATATTAGATACCTTGTGGGCGAACATGGAAACTATTAAACCACCTGCAGGCACCAACCCACTAGACATGTTGAAAAAACAATTGATTGATTTTGTTAATGGACCACAAGCTAGCACCTTTGCAGCTTTTAAAACGGGAGCTGTTTTGGCTGAAGATGGTTATTATTTTTTTATTTATGATTCTTTCTATGAAGAACTTAAACGTGGAGATTGGATTAAAGAAAGATCAAGAACCGCTACCATGATAGGACAATACTTTGGTGGAGAGTTTAGTTGTCAAAAAAGATTTCCGCAGGGTAATAATGAAAAACCATTTCCCCCTATAAGAGTTTTAAAACTTCCTAAAGAAGGTTTGGAAAAAGAAGAAATACAAGATGAATTTATTAAACAAGAAAACAAGGAGACAATAGTATGAGTAAGTCTAAACAACCACCTCAGGTTTGCATATCAATGCCAACCTATGATTTAATGCAGGTATCTACTTGCCTATCATTAATAAAATTAATGGATAAATTTACCATGGCTAAAATAAGAGCCACGGTTCAAACATTTAAAAGCCCTTACGTTGGGTATGGAAGAAACGTATTAACAGCTATGTTTTTAGAAACAGGTATGGACTATCAATTGTTTATAGACTCAGATATGGAATTTGAACCGGATGTTGTGGGTAGAATGATAATAGCAGATAAGGATGCCATATGTGTACCTTACAGGAAAAAAACTCAAGATAATGCTGTTAGATTTTCCGTGGCTTTCGAAGATCTTAATAGCATAGATATAGACGATAAAGGATTAGTCAAATTAAAAGTTGGACCCGCTGGGCTAACTTTAATACACAGAAGAGTCTATGAAAAATTAATGAAAGATTATCCAAACTTAAAAATAACACAAAAAGAAATAATATCTGAAACAGCAAATAATTATTTCTACAATTTCTGGGATACTACGTTTGATAAAAATGGAAAATGGTGGGGAGAGGATACCAACTTTTGTAATATGATTAGGAAATCTGGTTTTGATTTCTATGGTGTTGTTGATGGAGAAACCACGCACCACGGCACTTACGGATGGAAAGGTAAATTAATTGATACGTTTCAAAAGGCCGATGAAAAAAAGCATTAAAATATACGGACCACCTGGCACAGGTAAAACTTTTAGATTAATTAGACGTGTTAACGCCTATAAAAGAACAGGAACACCTTTACACAAAATAGGATACTTTGCATTTACAAAGAAAGCAGCTGCTGAGGCAAGAAAAAGAATAGGTGTGTCTGATAAAGAAGTGCCTTACTTTCAAACCCTTCATGCTTTTTGCTATCATCTTCTTGGACTTAAGGAAGAAGATATTATACAGCCTTATCACTACGAAGACTTAGGTAAAAAATTAAATGTTCGAGTGTCCTTCGTAGATAAATACAACGAAGAAGAGAGTCATTTTTTGACTTGTAATAATCCTTATTTTCAAATGATTCAAAAAGCTATCAACAAAGATATACCTATTGAAGAGGAGTTTAATTTAAATGAACACGATAGAAGAGAAGTAAAATGGGATACGCTTAAACATATATCAATAAATTTAGAGGCATATAAAAAGAATAATCAAATAATAGATTTTAATGACATGATTAAGAGGGTTGTTGAGTCTGATAAAATACCTGAGTTTAAAGCCGTTTTTATAGATGAAGCACAAGATCTTTCTCCACTTCAGTGGAAACTGTACGACAAACTAAAAGAAAAAGCAGAGCATATTTATCTGGCAGGGGATGATGATCAAGCAATCTTTGCATGGGCGGGAGCTGATGTCAATAGATTTATAAAAGAACCTGCACAAGAAAAAATTTTAAGATATTCTCGTAGAGTTTCACAAGCTGTTCAACATCAATCTAATTTTCCAATATCTAAAATAATGGGTCTAAGAAAAACTAAAGAATATTTACCAAGAAAATATTTAGGACATTCTTATTACATTTCAGATTTAAACCATGTGGATTTATCTAAGGGAAAATGGTTAATTTTAACTAGAACTAAAAGTAATTTAATACAGATAATGAAAGATTTAAAAAAGAAAAATTTTTATTATCAAACCAATAAGGGTAAAAGTTATAAAGTAGGTTTATATAAAGCTGCTGAAGCTTATACTAAATGGTGTATGGAGGGAGCCTTAGATGAAAAAGAAATAGCAGAAATAAAAGATTATATACCCAATGGTAATTGGGATGCAAAAGTTCCCTGGTATGACAAATTTTCTGAGGACCAAAAAGAAATATTATATTTAAGAAATTTAATTGCGTCCGATGAAAAGCTTAATGAACCGGCAAGAATATGGTTGTCAACAATTCATGCAGCTAAAGGAGGGGAAGAGGACAATGTAATATTATCCTTGCACCAAGGATCAAAGGTTCAAAAGGGAATTAGTTTAAGTGTTGACAAACAAGATGAAGAGCATAGAGTGTGGTATGTAGGCATCACGAGAGCAAGAAATAATTTATATAAACTAAAAAGTAAAAAGAAAATAAAAGAATATACATTATGACAGATAAAAATATATTTGACGATGCATTTCCACAAGACAAACAGATTGGTGGGAATCATTATCGTAAGATGAACATTCAGCCCTATGAATTTATTTCAAAAAATAATCTCAGCTTCTTTCAAGGATGTGTTGTAAAATATGTTTGTCGTTATTTAAACAAATCAGGTATAGAGGACTTAGAAAAAATTATACATTACTGTCAATTAGAGATAAAAAAAATGAAAGATGGAACTAAGAAAAAATAAAATACTGGAACTACATGCACAATGGTTGTGGACTAATGGATACATAAAACAATCAATTGAGTGTTTGGAACAGTCTAAATTTGAAAATGCGAGACCAAAAATAGGAAGGTTTAAACAATATGTTACTACCACAAACGGAGTGGGTGCAACCAACAGAGTACCCAGATCTTAGATCATACGACGAAATAGCTGTTGACTTAGAGACTAGAGATCCAGGTTTAAAGTCAAGAGGTTCTGGGGCTGTTATAGGACATGGAGAAGTTGTAGGTATAGCTGTAGCCACTTACAATAACAAATGGTATTTTCCGATAGCTCACAAAGAGGGTCCTAACATGGATCCTAAAAAAACTTTAGAATGGTTTAAAGATATTTTAGAGTGCCCAGCTACAAAAATATTTCATAACGCGATGTACGATGTCTCCTGGATAAGAAATTTAGGTTTAAAAATCAATGGTTTAATAGTGGATACAATGATTGCATCTTCTTTATTAGATGAAAATAGATTTTCTTATACTCTTAACACATTGTCGTGGCATTTTTTAGGCGAAGGTAAAAATGAAAGAGCTTTAAATGAAGCTGCAAAACAAAGAGGTCTTGATGCAAAAGCAGACATGTGGCAACTACCCGCTCAAGAGGTTGGTGCATACGCAGAAAAAGATGCAGAACTTACTTTTAAACTTTGGCAGCATGTAAAAAAATTAATGATAGAACAAGAAATTCAAGATATTTTTAATCTCGAAACCGACCTCTTCCCTTGCTTAGTTGATATGCGTTTTCTAGGTGTAAGAGTAGATACGCCAAAAGCGCATGACCTCCGTAAAAAATTAATTGCACAAGAACAAGTATTGCTCCAAGAAGTACAAAAAGAAACAAACATAGATGTTCAAATATGGGCTGCGCGTAGTATACAAAAAGTTTTTGACAAGTTAAAATTGTCTTACGAACGAACGGCAAAATCTGGGGAACCTTCATTTACAAAAAATTTCTTGTCTAATCATGAGCATCCTATAATAAAAAAGATAGCAGAAGCAAGAAGAATAAATAAAGTAAACACTACATTCATAGATACTATTCTAAAACATGAGCATAAAGGAAGAATACATGCTGAAATAAATCAAATAAGATCTGATGACGGTGGCACTGTAACGGGGAGATTTTCTTATGCAAATCCTAACTTGCAACAAATACCTGCCAGAGATCCAGACACAGGGCCTTTGATTAGAAGTTTATTTATACCTGAAGAGGGATGCAAGTGGGGTTGTTTTGACTACTCGCAACAGGAACCAAGACTTGTAGCACACTATGCATTACGTTATGGCCTGGCGTCAGTTAACACAATAGCAGACTCTTATGATAATGATCCGTCAACAGACTTTCATAGAATAGTTGCAGAGATGGCAGAGATACCTAGGTCCCAAGCTAAGGTAATTAATCTTGGATTATTTTATGGTATGGGTAAAGCAAAATTGCAAGCAGAGTTAGGTGTAAGTAAATTTAAAGCAGAGGAATTATTTAATAAATACCACAGCAAAGTTCCATTTGTTAAACAGCTAATGAATGAGATCATGAAGGCAGCTGCTAACAAGGGTCAAATAAAAACTTTGTTAAATAGAAAATGTCGTTTTCCAAAATACGAACCCATCCTTCGTGGCGCTGATTGGGGTAAGTATGTCCCTGCCGAAGATCAAACAAGAATGGAAGATTTAAAAAATATGGGCCCTCATTTAAAAGATGAGGAGGGTGAGATATTAAAAGACAAAGAAGGCAATCCTAAAAAAAATTATTGGCATAATAATGCAACGCGAAGAGCATTCACTTACAAAGCTTTAAATAAATTAATACAAGGATCCGCTGCAGATATGACTAAAAAAGCTATGCTAGATCTATATAAAGAAGGAATTCTTCCACACATACAGATACACGATGAGTTGGATTTATCGGTTGAAGACGACAAGCATGCACAAAAAATAAAAGATGTGATGGAAAACGCTGTTGATTTAAAGATACCTAATAAGGTAGATTATGAGTCAGGGCCTAATTGGGGTAGTATAAAATGATAGAAAAATACGACAACTTTTTTACTCCTCCAATACAAGCACAGCTTTTCAATACGATTATTAAATCTACTTTTAAAATAGGATGGGATGATAGCGAAGAAATTCAACACAGAATGTATCCATGTTTACATAGTCCTTACACCTTTGAAGACGTTAAAAGTGTAGAAATATTAGATGTTATTTTAGATAAGTTAAAAAATAAAAATATAACTATAAATAATTATATAAAATGTATAATTAATTTAACTAAAAATATGGATGTAAACTTTATACACAATCATCCAAATCAAGTTGTATTCTTACACTACTCTAATTTAACATGGAACCCTGAATGGGGTGGCGAAACTGTTTTTTACAAAGATAATGGTAAAGACATTTTAGAGTCTAGTCCATATACACCGAATAGAGCTATTATTTTTGATGGAAACATAAAACATACCATAAAAGCACAAAATATATTAGGACCATCTTACAGGTTTACCACGTCATTATTTTTTAATATAAAGGAGTAAATTATGGCTTACTTAAAAGGAGTAGATTATGGCTTACTTAAATGCAAATATACCTGTAGAATATGCACAAATAAGGAGAGAATATTTATATGATCTTAAAAAACATCATGGAGAAGTT